GCGGCTGCGGCTTTGTCTTGTGCATTCTGTGCCTTCTGTTCATTAGCGGCTTGTTCTTGCAAATCCTGAGCGTGCCGTTGGTCTGCTCTTGCCTTATTACCGGATACGACAGTAACGGCTGTAGATGCAACCGCTGCAACTGCCGCTACAACCAATGCTGCTGCTGGCATTTAAAGCTCCTTACACATTACTACCTCTATAGGTTTATACCCCATACGAGGGAGGATTTTAACTAAACTGGTATTGGTGGGAGCGTTCCAAACCATTAGATTTGCTCCCTTATTCTTACCAGCTTTCTCTGTTTGTTTCATAAGTTTCAGTCCTAGCGAAGTGTCCCTAAACAATGGATCAACGTAAAGAACATCATTGTTACAAGTAAAGAACCCCCGAGAATGCATATTAGGCGCAATGTAATTAACACTGTACCCTACAATAATATCTTCGTAATATGCAAACAAACCAAAGCACATCCCTGCTTGTTCCATCTTATCGTACATCTCATAATCTGGTTTAGGCGGGAATGGGTTGCTTCCGTTATATACCTCGTCCCAATGCTGTTCAAACAAATCTTCCAAGCCTTTGATGGTAGGCATAACCGGGAGTTCTTTAATATCAATCATGTTATTTGGTTTCCATTAAGGGTGAGATTCCAGCCAAGAATCTGCAAGTCTTTACCGGGTTCGGTTTCAAAGTAGAGGGCGAATGCCTTGCCTCTGCCTCTAAGCTTGCTCTTGGTTGTAATCACTTCAAATCCGGTATCGTATGTATCAGCGATGTTCTCTGAGAACCTCACCTTCCGATAACGATACGCTTGGGTTAACGGACTCCACTTATTACTCACTACGTTATTAGCGAAAGACCATTGTGCCCGCATGAGGCAACTAGATTGGTGCGCAGGGGTAAGGTCTGCATTAACACCTTCTTCCGTTCTATTAAAATGCATAATGATATAAGGAGTCTGCTTCTCTGCTCCACTATCCCCAAATGTAGAATCTCCAGTCAGACAGAATGCAAAAGCATCCACTCCAACCCCGTCCTTACTAATCCAATCTTTCCAAGTGGATTCGTTGTAATAGGCAACGGTGAAATAGGGAATGCCGGCAACAATGTTCACAGCGAGATATCTCAAGCTCTGTACAGAGTTGGCAAGCTGAAGTGCTGGAATAACTACCTGATCTGTGTTCACTAAGACATTGTCAGTACCGGAGAATACAATATCGTCTGTGAAGGAATGTGTGAAGTTTGCAGTAGTAAATACCCCCATTATCTCTACACTGTTATCTGCCAGATTCATAATGGCATTCTTCGTCCACGCCTTAAGCGATAGATCGAAGATGAGTTCAGTAGTAGTTGAGTCCGAAGTGAAGGCGTGTCCTGTCTTGAAAATCCAACGAAGCTTCTTAGCAATCTGATCGTATTGACCGAATGCCTTGGCACGAGAGGTAGCTTCAATACCATCGTAGTAAGATTGAATTGTACCGAGAGAGATTGAATCAACCACCATATCCCCGTACTGGTTCTTACTGACAGCGTAGATACCGTCCTCACTCCAGAAGAAGCAGTTGTCACCAGCTACAATCACTGACGACTCTGAGACACCGCCGAAGGTTGAAATCTTGCTCACCTTATAATTCGTAGCATCGAAGCCCGAATCCTGTGTTCCGCCTGTGACAGTCCACACACCGTTAGAGGCTATAACGATAAGATGAGTGTGAAGGTTACGCATAGCAATAATATTACGCGCACCTGAAATACGAATGAACCCCCCATCCGTAGCGACAATATCACTCCCATCTCTGGAAGTAGGATCACCGTCTTGGTAGCAAAGACCAAATTCTCTACGGCTTTTAACAAGCTGAGAGAAGAACACATAGTTGCTGAGATTGGGAGATCGTCTATCTCCACCCACCACCACACCTGAGAACCCTGAATACCAGATACGACCAGCGAAGTCAGTCGTACACTTAGGTCCAGAGTCCGTTCTATCGACTACGTTGGGCACCGCGCCATTGCACACAGGGTACTTAATCTTATTGTTCTGCGCGGCGTCCTGACGGCTTGTACCCCGTCTAAGAGCATCGATGATGTAATAGCCCTTGGCACTGTCTAGTTTACTTCCCAACGATTCCGTGTACAGATTGGTGTACATCCGTTCGAAGGGAGTTTGACCTGTAGCTACTGCTTGAAACTGCAAGCCCGTCCACACCTGTTCCGAAGAGGAAGGGAATAGCCCAGCATTACCTGAAGCATAATAAGCAATAGGATCAACCTGAACGTTATTAGCGTTCTGTCGTGGGATGCCCCATGACTGGTTCTGAAGGTTGTAGTAGTGGTAGGGGTCGGCCACAGACGAGCGAGCCGTAGGATCAGTCTCATAGAACGGCTGCTGTACCTCTTCCACACCCCATACATCACGAACAAGGATTCTTCCATATTCAGTAGAGAATGTATTAGCTACAAAGTTTCTTCCGATAACAGCGAATTGCTCGGCTCCTGAAACAACCACTAGAAACCCCTCTACCGAAGCGAAGGAGTATTTCGTATTGACAGGAAACACCGTCAGGGTAACCGTACCGTCTGAACCACCTTTGGTAACTGCGCTCTTACTAAGATCGAAGAAATTAAGGATTTGATCTGTCTGCACCACTGCATAATTTGTATTAGGATCACCCCCAACACTCTCCCAACGGAAAGTGTTATATCCGATATCCGCTACGTTCAATACTGTGGCATTAGCGAGAACATTTTGGAAGTCAGGCTCGTAGTTCATACCAAGCCTTCGAGTACGCAATCCACTACGATCTAGCTCGAAGTTCTGTTCATCGGCGGAAGCATTAGGAGGGAAGTTGAGGGGGCTTGCTTCCGTGATAAGTCCGCCGACAAAGTTATTTACATCACTCCTTTGTCCCTGCTTTGGCATATACCTTCTCCTTTCGTTCCATATAAGTGTCGATGGCGTACATCGCAGTATGCCGATCCGTGAACAAGCCGTCGAACACAAGAGGCAACGACCCACCACGCTTGGCATTCTGAATAATCCAACTCTTAGGAGCCACCGGGGACGAGCGGATAATATACCCCTTGTATTCTTGAATAATCATTTTACGCGCCTACGTCCATAATTGTCATAACGTACACCGCCATGTGCTTGCCAATTCTCTCGGCTCATCTTCTGGCGTTGCCTCTTAGATTTCTGTTCTGCCTTCTGATCTACAATCTGCTTCAGCTTAATCATCGCTGTGCTCTTTGCTTCCTCCAACAACAGGCTGAAAGCTTGGGAAGGTAGGTCAGGCACTGCATCATCCAAATGAACCCAACTAGGCTCCATATAAGCCAGCACCTGTGTCTTGCTAGATTGCAGGGTGGTTTCGATGGCCTCATTGAAGCTGTCGCATACGATGTAATTATCATCGAAGCTAGTCCAATACTGAGGGGCACGGTCAGTGAAGATGATGATATTGCTTCCGCTAAAGTCGGTAATGTTCAGCGTGTTATCCGAGTTGTTGCGGGTGGAGGTGATACGAAGGAATTGATCCGGATAAAGATATTTCACTTCTTCCATTCGGATATTGTCACCGGACAACTTCCGCTTATCGTAATTGAAGAAGGTGAGTTCTTTAATCGACTCTGGAACCTTCAAGTAATTAGGTTTGGTTGTATCTGCCAAGCTGTCCAATTGAATGAGTTTCTGGAGGTGCTTCCAGACCTTCCCATCCATAAGCTCCAAGTAACAATCCTTAATGATGATAGCGACTTGTTGAGACTCAATGGTATCGTCAATCGAGTTTACTTCGTCACTGTCCATGTCATTAAGGACACTCTGCACCAAATCAAGTAGAGTGCGCTTCATGCTGTTTGGATAACCAGAGAGAGCGTAGTGTTCAAATCACTGAACGTAAGATTGCCAGTGACGGTAGAAGCTACGTACAGTTGGAGGAAGTCACCAGCCGTGAGGGGGATATGTCCGAAGCCTGAGAGTTCGCCCGGATCAGTAGCCACAGCAGGACTCTTAGCCATCGGATGACGGGTTGAGAACGTACCACCATTGATACGATACTTAATCGAAATCTTAGCAGCGTTGCTAGGCCATCCGATAACCGTACTCCACAAGTCAATCTTGTAGATACCTGTTACAGGAACAGTGAGACGGTTGGTTGTGAAGGTAACCCCACCGAAGAGATTCTCTGATGCCCAAGGAGCGCCCGTACCTGTGAAGAGAACATAATCCGTATTAGTATTGAGTGTGGAGTCTGCTGCTGCTGTTACCGAGAAAGCATTCGTATTAGCCGATACAGCCATTGTGCCGAATGCGGACGCAGTGCGAAGCACAAAGCCATTAGCGCCGTCAGTAATAGGCCGAAGGTTATTAGAGCCTCCATCGCCAGCCACCCCTTGTAGGTTATTACTTTTAACTTTCTGCCATGCTCCGCTCCCTGCACCATCTGCCGAATAAACAGAGTTGGAGGGTGCGCTTGATGCTCCCTTTGGCTCATGGCGCTGTCCATCAGGGATATTCAAATGTTGTATCGTTATTTTGGGTTCCTCTCTTTGAGAATAACTGCCACGGTCTCTTCAGGTGTGTAAAGAGGAAACGGTTGATTCTTTCCTCCATGTGCTCCGTGGAAAAGCGAATGGCAGGTTGGGCAAAGAACAACTGCGTTACCCATTTCAATGTCTTGCAAATTGTATTTCAATTCTTGCGAACGTCCAAACCTTTTAAACTCAGGTGCGAGATGATGCACCTCTTTCGCTCTAGGATGATTAAACCCGCAAGCTATGCAACCTTGCTTATCTATAATGGCTTGATTACGATCTCGTATTACTTTCTGCGATCGTGAATTAGAAACCTTCATACAGGGCTTACATTTAGAGATCATTAGTCCATGTTCACAAGGCTGTCGATAGCCATGTCGAGTCATGCGTATCCTTTGTAGATAAAAGAAAAGGGGACAACCCTTTCGAGCGTCCCCTTGTTCATTAGTTTACTGCGCCAAGATCACGGTGCTTGTAGATGTAGCTCATAACCACCGAAGCTTTACCCACACCAGAGGTGACCGCAGGGGTCGTGCCACCGAGTGCAATCGTAACCTTCTCAGCAGCCGTAGTACCAGCCGCCGAGTTAGTAGCCCACGTACCAGCGAGGCCAGCCGAAACATCCAGCGAGGCAACCGAGCCAAGGTTAGCAGCCGAGAGCGTCAAACCATTCGTACCCGGAGCCGTGCCACCAATCTGCACCGTCGGGGTCGTGCCCGTCAGGGTGAAAGCTTGGTCAACAACCAGCGTTGCACGAAGGAAGCGAACACCCTTCGGGATAACATACGGCGGGACAAACAGCGAGTCAGCAAGCGAAGTGCCAGTGATTTCCACCGAGAGTTCGTGTACAGCATTTTGAGTATGATCCGTACCAACCGAGTTACCCGTAGAACGAGCACCGTATTGGTTGAACACGTTAATACCTGCTTGATTGAGATAAGGCATTTTATTATTCCTTTATTAGGCGATGTTAACAGCGTTCGTAATCACCACGCCGAGCGTGTCAACACGTTGCGTACCAAAGCCCCAACGGCACGAGGTAACAAACTCGTCACGGCGAAGGTCTTTATTACGTTCCGTCTCAACCTTCGGCATACGACGCCATGCAGCCATAAGCGGCTTGGTATTGTCATCAGCCAGCGACATGAAGATGTTTGCAACACCGTTGGTAATCGTGGTCGTACCATCCGAGAACGAACCCTTCGGGAGGCGGTTAGACGTGATAATCGTCCATCCGTAGAAGTTCATCAGGAACTGGTGTTCACGTTCGAAGCCATTAGCGAGGATCGAAGCTGCCCAAGGCGTAACGTCACGACCAATCGTAACCAAGCCATCCAGCGTAGCAGCAGCAACCGGATCAAGAATAGCGATACGGCCAGCGACCGGAACGTTAGCCTTGTCGAATGCAAGCTTCATTTGGATAAGCAGGTTCAGGGTGAACACGCCATTCGTAGCCGTAGAAGCGATACGATGCGGGAAACCGTTAACCGAGTTCGGGCTGGCATTCGTCTGCGAGCTATTAGCTTTCGAGAGGAAGCGGGTTTCAAACACTTCTTGAATTGCGCGGGTCGATTCTTGCGAACGAGCAGCAAGCAGAGCTTCCACTTGGTCGCCATCTTCACGGAGTTCATCCGTCACATACCATGCATCACCAATATAATCCGTAATCGTAAGCGTCACTTCACCGCTTTCAATCGGGGTGTAATCGAACGGAACTTCTTCAGCACCGTCTTGAATGGTAACCGTACCAACGGTCTTGATATGAAGCGTAGTGCCCTTACCGAAGTCGGTAACATTAC